TGAATTAATATCAATACTGCTTCCATCTGCTGGTGATATTTCTACTTTGGCTCTCCAAAGTTTTCCATCATATACTGCTAGTTGTCCTGGGAAATATGCTTGTAAGGGTTCATAATTTAATGACCCAGTATCGTAATTTGTTCTAAGAGTAAATGCTTCTCCAGGGGAGTTTACTGTAAAGTTATATGTCTGTCCTCTATAAAGAGTAATATCAGGATTATTAGTAAACCCGTCAGGAGTAAACACCCAAGTCGAGCTAACTCCTTGATTAACTTTATATGTACTTACAATAGATTTTGCTTGGCCTTGAATAGAAATTGTTGGAGGTCCAGCAGGTGCCCAATAGTATTCTCTATAGTTTATAAACTTGTCCCAATCAACAGGTGGGTTCCAACTATAATGTTCTTGGTATGTTGTCTTATCATCTCGTTCGCTAGTATTAGCAAAGAAATTTAGAATATTTTTAAAATCTAGATAATCGTAAAATTTAGTTACCGTCTGATCTTTTTCAACAGTAACTCCTGGTTCTAGTTGATAACGACTTCTTAGTGTTTGATCAGTATCTAGATAAACATCGTTGCCGTTATAAGTTTTTCCATATCGTCTACCAACGTATCCTGATAATTTATCAACTACACCCGGTTGTACAAGTGGATCTAAAACTCCTGATAAAAATTTATCATTGTTATCTGATCGAAATACATTTGGTAGTAGTTCCGAAGTTTTTCTAATTGGTACCCCACTATCAGGGAATTTTTTATTCTCAGCCATTAGTAACCTGAACCTCCGCTGCCTGATCCACTACTTCCACTGCTGCTAGTAGTTGTTGTACTAGTTGATGCTGTGGTAGTTGCTGTGTTAGTTGTACTGCTAATGCCAATCTCAGCGGCGGTAATACTTGTAACAATAGCAATGTCGTCAACTTTTGCACCGTTAGCAAATATTTCATCCGGTTTACTTTGTATTTCAAATAAGTTTCCAAATTGTTGTGATGTCTGTCTCGGAACAATAACAAAATTAGTAACGTCTGGACTTACTGAATTGATTACAAATGTTGTTAATTCACTAAGGTAAAATCTATCTCCAAAATCCCAATTATTAACATCAAAGAAATTGTTAATTGCAGTTACAATTCTAACCTTTAAATCGTTGTCATTAATTGCTTTACTAGGATTTTTTACAACCTTAAACTGTGCTTGTAAATTTGTAGATGCAGTTGACCCAAATAATACTTTATACTTAACTGGGTGGTATACTACTTCATCACTAATTGCTTTGATTGATGATAAGTAACCTCCAAAGTCAACTCTTAAACTATCTGTAGTCGGAGCAACTGGTTGTGTAACTGTGGCTCCGGCTAACCAATTTCTATATTCTGTATCATATGACCTTGTTAAGATAAACATGTCAACTATATTCGTTACACTAGGATCAATTCTTCTATCTTCACTAGCAGAATGTGTGTACTGAAATTTAATTTTGTTTCTTCCAATATGTGCTATGTATGTACTATCTAATACTAAAGTGTTTGTAGTTTTATCAACACGCTTTACATTATCTTCTGCAGAATCATAAAAATAAATTAATTGTCCGTCATCAAAATCATTAACATTTATCAATGATTGCTTTTGATAAACTAAAATTAAATTATTAGAATTATCAACTAGATTAAAAATTGTTGTTCCGTAACTATCTTTTTCTTGTTTAAAGAATAGATACTTTAGATCTAAATCTACGCCTGCTACACGTATAAAAGAATCAGGATCATCAATAACTCCATCGTCATCCTTATCGCTGAAAGATAACTTAATTTCTTTGTTACTTTCATATCCGTCGTCAAATGCAATAGTATCCGAAATTTCAAAATGATATTCGTTACTTAATTGTCCGGTGCCATCGCTAGTTGCATTGATGCCTAAAATGTTAATAGTGTCCTTAACTAGTTGTCCTGTAAGATTATTATATGCTTTTTCATTTTTATCAAAATAGAATCTATTCTGTTGTTCGCTACCAAAAATGTATTCTGTAGATCTTACTCTTACAATATATTGATCATTATCCTTAATAAATGCTACCACCCATGACGCATCTAAATTTTCGTTAGTTACATCACCTGCTTTACCTAAACTAAATGGACTTGTTAAATCTAAATTTTGTGTTTGAACTATTACCCATTCCGAATTAATAGTATCATATCTTAAACCAAAGTTTAAATTGTTAACGACTTGATTTGTCATTTCAGTTTCAAGTGCAGGAGAAATATCGTTAACAAACCTAGGAACAATTGCTGTTGCAATTGAGCCAGTTGGCACTTGATCGTTAAATGTAATAGGTCCTAACCCTGTAGCAAGAGCTCCTCTGCCAGCATTTGTGCCGTCGCCAGCAACACTTACAACTCTTACCCATTTATAAGTAGAGGACCCTGCATGATCTGCTTCGCCTGACATCAGTGTGCCGTCTTTCATAAAATGTTTTCCTGCCGGAGCAGTAAATTTTATACTTGATCCTGGAGTAATATATTTTAATCCACTAGTTGAATATGTTCCAACTTTTAGTAAGGCACTATCAATTGTGTTTTGAAAATATCCTGTTCCTATATTAGTTTTATTTGTAACTGCTGTCCATACTGTATTATCAGATGGAAATAATACCCTATCAAAATTTGTAAGATAAAAATTATAAACATCAGCATTACTGAATACTTTCTCAACTTGATTACGAATGAAGTTAATAATCTCTATACGGTTTACATATTTAAAACTTAAAACTTTTTCTGAATCTTTCTTATAAATGTACCCGTCACTGCCAAATACATTAATGGAACTATATTTTCCACTGGCATCGATAATATCAAAGTTTCGACTAATCCCGCTGGATGTTCTATTAATTGCTTTTACTTTTAAAATATTTTGTGAACCAGCAAGAGGAGCAAGATTATAATCCTCGCCTGTAATCATTCTGTTTTGTGTATAATAAACAGCAGGAGCATTTTGTCTAATAGAATCTGTAGACTCTGTTGCGGATGCTGATGAAACTGTTGACTGTAACTCTAAACCAATCTGTAGAGTATGCTGAACACCTGCTTTGTTTCTATAACCAACTGAAATATTAATTCCTTTCATTTCGTTTGGAGAAACTACATATTCTAATCCGTTACTAACTCTGTAATAAGTTCTAAATGTTCCCTGTGGTAAATTTCCATAGACACCATCTGCGAATACAAATTCAATCTTATCATTTTCTTTAGTATCAATTGCATAGATGTTTCTAGTGCTTCCAACCAAACTGTTATAAGCAATGTTGTTACCTACAAGATTATTAACTTTTGACCACTGATCAGTTTGTACTCCAGATGAGTTAAGCGAGTATAACCACACATCATCATTATTAATATTCTCACTAAGAACGTCAATTCTTTCATTAGTCGTTGGAGAAGCAATTGTAAAATCAGCAAGTTCTAAACTACCTTGTTTAAACTGTAAATAGAATCCTGTGTTAGCACTTCCTGGACCGCCGCCATCTTGTCTATATATAAATCCTAATTGATTTCCAGGAGTCGGTGCTTCTTCATATATTTCTTCTGCGCCTTTAAATGCTGTGCTAATAATTTCAAATATCATCGATCTTCCTGCAACCGACTTATTAAAAGTAAATACCGGAACATCATTTGATGTTGTTCTAAACCTATATTGCTCCGTTGGAATGCCTTGTATTGTTGCTGACCCTTGACTACGTCCAAACTCGGTATTATCAGACATTGCTGAGTTTAAAACTGAGATGAATTGTTCTGCCCAATTTGTATTAGTTGGGTCATTCCATCTAATTGTTTGTCTGCTTAGATCTCTTCCGTTACTATCAAAAATTGATTCTGTAGTATTAACCGAAACAAACTTTAGTAGCCCTTTAGATGGTGTGTTTCTTTTTGCGTTATAGGATAGCATTCTAGCAATACGTAATACACTTTCCTTTCGTTCTGCTAGTTCAATAAAATTTTCTCTACTTGCTAAATCAATTCTAAATGATAGACTCTGCCCTAAGAATGCTATAGCATCAATCAAAGCAAGATACTCAGAACTTTCAATATAATCGTTAAAATCTTCAGGATAGTTTTCACGCAGATATGTAATAATTACTCTACGTAAGTTTTCAAAGTCGTAAGACTTAAAATCAGCATTTTTAAAAGTCTGATAGATGCGCTTCCAGTCTTCGTTCAATATTAAATTATTCTGTCTTGATGTTGTGCTCATTGCTGTTTTCCTATATTAATATTTAGCGTCTATCATTAACTGCTTAGTTTATTATCTTCTTGTTTTTATCAAAATTAAACGTCATTCTTTCGTTAACATTAAAGGGCAAATATGTAATATCTGCTTCAATTCTAATTCCTTGTTCTGTGCTATCAACTATAATTCCATTAACTCCAATTCGAGGATCATAATTTATAATATCTTCCACATCCTGAGCAATAAGACTCTTTACTTCTTCCGTAAATTGTTCAAATATCATGTCCCATATTATGGTTCCAAATGCAGGATTTTCTAACTTTTCACCCTTACGAATATAAAAATGGTTTATTAAGTCTTGTTTTACTAGATCAATATCATACAACTTAAATCCGTCAGCAGAATTACTAGAGTTAAAACCTTTGTATGTGAATGCTTTTGTTTCTGATGTGACAGTAGCTCTTTCAGTTGCAACAGATTGTGTATTATATAACTTTGCCATTTTAGTTCTCCTCTCCTATATCTCTCTATCCGTATTTTTTGGTGTTAGATCATTCGGCGCATTGTTTTCATGTAACGGCCACGGTTCGTGCATAGGAACTCTTTTCATTATTGATTTAATTTGTCCGTCAATATAACGCTTATTTTCGTTCCAACCAATATCAGTATTAGTAAAGATGTTCGGATGGGTAATTAGGTTAGCAATATTTAATGCAGGATCTGCTGTTCTTGCTTCAGGCCCATTCATATGGATATTTGTTGCAGTTTCAATATGATCTCCACCGCTTTTAATTTCTGTATTGGTTGTGGCAGTCAACGATGTTCTTGCACCCGTTTTGACATCAAGGTTAATTGCCTGTTCAATTCTTGTATTACCTATCACATCAATATCTAAATCTCCGGGAACAATAACGCCTTCAGCATTTTCATAACTGCGGGTTTCAATCTTGCCATTTGCACCTATCAGTATGTTGGTATTAAATGCACTTTCCATCTGTATTCTACCTGCTTCATTTTCTGCTTCGTCTTTTATTTTAGGTATTGGATTTCCATCATCATCTCTTCGATGTAGTTCTGTTGGGGAAACATATTCAGCAGTGGCTTTCATGTTTATATTTCTTCCTGCTTCAATATTAATATCTCTATCAGCCTTAATATTAAGATCATTTTCGCTGTGTATGCTAATACTATCAGCACCATAGATATCAATCTTACCGTTGGCTGTTAATTCTATCCATGCCGTTCCTCTTGCATTACCAACATAAATTAGATCCTCTGTATTGTGTAATAATAGTTGGTGTCCGGTTCTCGTTCTTATCCTGGTATATTCATTATATGGTATTTCAACATTACCTTTTTCTCCTGCGGCAACATCAGCATACTTAACTGGTCCTGAAGAGGCTGCGGTTGTTCTCAGATAACGCTCGTCTCCATCGTCAATTACAAATTGTGTTCCGCCTAATCTACTTACAGGTATAAGAGTTGGAGACAATGATTCTTTTGCACCAATCTGCATCCTTTTAGAATTTGGTCTTTTGTCTAATGGACCAGGTGTGCTTATACCAAATACACTGTTTGGGTTTTGTCTTCTTGAACTGGAAGTAGTAACTCCTCTAACATCATCTTCTAGCGTACCTTGTTCTAAGAATCTATCTGCAATTGGGTGTACTGGTTTTTTAATTTTTTCAGGATTTGTTTCTTGTACCTGAGTATTATATCTTTTATTAATATCGCCTGTTGGCAACGGTTGCTTTGTATTATACTTTTTCTTATCAGCATCAGTAATTGCAACTTCTTTTGTTCCAGCAATTGCAGGAACCATATGATTACTGAACGACGGAGGAATACATGCGAACCAATATCCTTGTGCAGGATCTCCATCGGCAAACATACACATAACTGTTACTCCAACGTCTGGTGGTACAAACCACATTCCGTATGATTTTTGTGTGTCATTAAAGTCATTAGGATTATTCCCCATTGCTTCAAACGGTGTATACCCAAAGAAAGGCATTGCCGGGCTAACCAAATATGTTTGACTTTCTGTTCTTGTGTCATTGCCTTGATTACGCAAGAGTGTAACTTTTAATTTTCCGTTAAATGTAGGATCAAGAACACTAACAATCTTGGCTAGATAGATTCCGTTACCGATCCTATTGTCTTTGGTTGAGTTTGCTGGAGTTCTAGTTTCTTGAGCCATTATATTGCTACCCCACCACCACTACTTTTAAAAGGAGAAGATTTTGGTTGAATTTTAGTTGCAATTGCTGACTCTTTACTTTGTGGTATTGGTTTTCCGTCATAGTCAATTGGTTGTCCTGATTTTCTAATACATTTTAACACTTGTGTAAATTGTCCGGATTCAAATAAGTTTTCTACTCGTGTAACTTGGTATATTCCACTAAAGGGACTTTCTACTCCTCTCCTAGAAAATTCATACAATTTTGTTTGTGTGTTAACATCTGCAGGTGTTCTAAAACTGATGTAAATGTAACAGTCCTGTCCTTCGTAGTTAGCCGTTCCGTCATTAGTAATCTGTTCAGATTGGGCAGAAGGCTTGGCAAAATAATTTCCCATGCCGCTATCAACCATCCAATAAGTATCACCTAAAATTTGTAAATCAACACTGACTAAGTCAGCACTACTACCGCTAAGGAATGCATCATGAAAAGATTCTGCAACTTGTTTTTCAACATCAACATATCCCGATCCACCTTTTCTATTTTTAAATAGTGCCGGAGATCTTTTCTTTTTGGCTTTCCCTAAATTTGCTGTTTGAGCAACGGCTGCATTTCCTTCTTGTTGAACTGCTTCAACTTCTTCTCCGGCTGCAACTCCTTGATTATCATTATTAACATTTGACGGTGTATTTGCTTCGGGGTTTGCCGAACCGCCAGTATAGAATAAGTTATCAATCTTAATATCAAACTTAATAATATCTTGGTTCTGACCTGTGTAGATATAATTGTATCTTTTAACAATTTTCTTTTCTAGTTGGCTGTAACCGATATTTGCAGATGTTGGTGAACTGAATACACTATGATGTACCATAAAAGGAACTACTCTAAAAGTATACTTTTTAGCAAAATCTCCTATTAAAATATCGTAGTCTAAAAATTCAATTTGAACATCGACCCTAAACCATTTAATAAAACCATCAACAAGATTTACAGGATCCAACGCTTTTTTAGAATATGTTGAACTTAAAATAACTTGAACTATAATATCAGTTAGTTTCTGTTCTTGTGCAAATGAAAAAACACGAGTTTTCGGATTAATAGTCATCTTGTCTCTTTCAACTAATCCTGTTTCTTCATTATATACATCTCCCTCTTTGGAAAAATCAAAATTTCCTCCAGTAGCAACACCGTAACTAAATGATGCTTTTCCTATAAAATTTTCTGAAAAGGTATCACTAGTTATAGGTTTTGCTTTTCCAACCGATTTAGTTTTTCTCCTAGACTTAGAAGTTGCTCCTTTATCGGCGCTGCCTCCTGAAGAGTGTGTGATAAACTCATCACTGGTTGCTGGAAATTGTATATCGTAAATATCTTCTACTGAATATTGTTTGTTTTTTACGTTTTCTTCTTCGGCTCTTTTTAATATAGAAACAAGACTGTTTTCTCCTGTTTTTAACATTTCTTCAACGGTGTTCTCATTAGGAGCAGCAATTTTAATATCCTTAAAAGTTAAATCAACATTATCACTTAGAGCAGAATGGTTATAAGGTATTGCCTTAACCATATATTTGCTACCACTCTCATCAACTTCAAATTTTACTTCGGTTAGTTTCATAGGAAAGAATTTTGATTTTACACTAGACAGTGACTGCATGTTTTGCTGAAATCCTTTAAAGTCTAATCTCAAAAGGAACGCAGCATTGTTTAGATAGTTTGCATATCCTGCTTGAATTGCTGCGGATTGCAAACTTTGTAATAATAATCCCATACTATATGGTTCAAATATCTCAAATTCAAATCCAACAGCATTGCTATTTCCTGTTGATTGTGATGCTGAAACTGTTGCTGCCATTTTAAAATTATCAACAAAAAATTCAGGTTTGCCATAAATTGTAGACTGTCTAGATTCGTCACCTCTACCACCGGAAGAAAATATAATACTTGACTTGAGGGTGGTCGTTTCAACGTCATCAATTCCGTCTCCAAAATCTGCTGTTGCATCTTTCTCAATATCAAAGGTTTGTCCAGCAAAGGAAAGATCGTCTGTTCTATAACTCTGAGGATTATTAAATTGTTGAGGTGTTAATACTGCAAGTGTCCACAAAGGTGCATAACTAGCAAACTGCATTAATGGGTTTGGAACAATGTTTCTTAAATTTTGTCCAGTAGCACCACTATTACTTTCTTCTTTTTTAGCACCTTCAATACTTTCTCCATCGTTTGAAACTTTTGCAGTTGCTCCTTTAAGTGCTGCTACGGCTTCGGCAATGCCAAGATTGATTCCAGCCGGTACTTGATCAGGAACTTTTGATACCGGGGTTCCGTCCGGCTTTTTATTTTGATATTCATCTAGTTGCTGTTGTGTACCATAGATTCGTTGGGTGGCTCCGTTTTTCTGTACGTCAATAAATGGCTGGCTTCTGTCAATATTAAAATTAACAGTGTTGCCGTTGCTTTGTATCCTTCGTTCGGTAAATTCAGCAGCCATCCTACGCCCCTAAAAACTTATTAAGATTAGTTGCTTTAGGAATATAAATTTTTGTACCTATTTCAAAATCGTATATTGGGTCTTTAAGAACATCCATATTTCTTTGTACAAATACCCACCATAATTTAGCATCACCGTAGATATCATATGCTAACAAATCTGGTCTATTTTTATACTGTCCTTCAATTGCATAAAGAAGATCGTCATCCTCTGCAGGAACTGGGCGTATGTTTAATAATTCAAGATAAAGATTATTTTGACTAGTAGTTGCATACGCTGATGAAATATTGTAAATTGCCATATTATAGGTATCCTTGTCCGCCGATTACCATCTTACCGGATGCATATTTTTTAAGATCAAATTGTCTTAGACTTTCTCTGTTGTAGATAGGTTGTACAATAACATTTAATGTACTTAAAATTGGTACCCATGTAGTACCGAACCTTGTGCATTTAATATAGTTAACATCCTCTGGAAATGTTAGTGAAAAACTTTTAACCACTACTGGAATATTTTCAAAAATATTTGATCCGTAACCGCTTAGTTGACAAATTATTGGTGGGTTACCTGCGTTATCTCCTTTCCCATAAAACATCTTTGTGGCTGTTCTAAAGAACGTGGTTGCGGCAATCCAGTATGAAGCATCTTTTTCAGTTTCAGCAATAAACTTTCCAGCAATATTAATTTCGTCAACTTGAGAATTTTTATAAGCCATAAACGGATAGTTGTTGTGTGTAGGTTCAATAGTATTGTAATTGGCTTTAGTCGAAAGTGTAATGTTAGGAAGTACAGGAAACACAACTCCGCCTGTTTCTTCCAATAACTTAAACATATCGCTATCGAAAACATTCCATGCAGTATCAAGTTTAACTCGCCAATCATCCTTAGACGACTTGCTAACATTTATTGACTGACCCGATGATGCAAATAATTCTCCGCCAGCAGGTATATTCTCGCCTCTTTTAAGACTTAAAATATCATTTAAATTTCCTGCGGCTTTTGAAATCTTGCCAGCAAACGTTTTTATTCCTGTTGCTAAATTTCCACCTATTTTATCAGAAATGCTATCACCAATCTCCTCATCGCCGCCTGTTCTTAATAATGCGCCTCCGGCCTGCGCTCCAAAATTTCCGGCAGCACCGGCAAGGGTTGATACAGCATCTGACCCTACTGGTGAGTCAATCACACTTTTTAAATTTCCTCCCATGGCTGTAAGATTGGCAGGAATAAGTCCTTCTGCTGATGCTCCGTTTAATCCGCTAAACCCTACTTCACCAGAAAGTCTTGAAATTTTAGCATCCAAATCTGCTTTTTTAAGATCAGATGCTATTTTTGGGCCGGCTGCTTTCGCTTCCTGTGCAGCAGTTTGTAAACTTTCTGACACAGAAGTTACTAATTTTGAAAACGGATTAATCGATAAACTCATTTTGGTTAAATTTCCTCTTCATTTGATTACTTTACTCTATTTATTCTTATCATTATGTGCTATTATATTAAATACTACGGAGACTATAAAAATATGCAAAAAGTAAAATACCTTAACAATAAAGATATATTGGCCGAAATACATCGAAGTAAAAACACTTACTGTTCTTATGTAGATACAGAGCACCATCAATATGATATAATACTACCAAGTTTAGAAAAAATTAACATTCGAACAGTCGCTGAAGCAAAACGTAATAGAGCTAAAAGACTTAGTCAACAAGCACATGCATCAGCAGTCGAGGCAGCAGGCAAAAAAATACCAGCAAAACAGTTTGAGATTGATTATAGAAAAATGCAGAAAGAAGATTTAATCTTTCGCATTATGACGTTTGAGCATGTCCCAGAAGACTTAACCCGCAAGAAAACTAAAAAGACAGTTGCTGATCATCATACCAAAGTTAACTTTCCGCCTTTCCAACATTGGAAGTTCGATGAAAAAGGAAATTTAGTATGTGTTGGCAAGAGTCATTGGGTAGGAGGAATGGATAACGGATATTTTGATAAAGCCTGCGGCAAAGCAACAAATAAACTTGCTATGATGTGGATGAAACTGTGTGATCGTTATGCAACACGAGGAAATGTACGTGGGTATACCTATAACGATGAAATGAAAGGACAGGCTATCCTGCAACTTGCACAGATTGGATTACAATTTGATGAATCAAAATCAAATAACCCATTTGCATACTATACTGCGGCTGTAACTAATTCGTTTGTTAGAATTATTAATATTGAAAAACGTAATCAAAATATACGTGACGATATTTTAGAAATGAACGGAATGAATCCTAGTTGGACTAGACAAGAATCAGGAAGAGGCAACAGCCAAACTCCGCCTGCGGCAGCAGCGAAGGCGCCCGCAACCAAGAAAAAAACTTGACAAAGCACCTAAAGTTAGTTATAATAACATAAGGAGTAAAGAATGCCGTTATTTAAAAAAGCAGCCTGCTTCACTGATATCCACTTCGGAATGAAGAGTGGTAGTAGGATACACAATCAAGATTGTGAAGATTTTGTTAAATGGTTTTGCGAAGAAGCAAAAGCCGCTGGTGCTGAGACCTGTATCTTTTTAGGAGACTGGCACCATAACCGTGCGACTACAGACGTTAGCACAATGAACTACACAGTTAGT